TGCAAGGCAGGCGCATCACTTGGTGGCTGTCATTGACGGTGTACCAAACGACATTGGTAACCCATCACACAAGATGGTCTACGGATACTGGGCAAAGGTATAAAACAAGGGGTAGGGAAAGCACCTACCCCAACCCGTTTTAATTTAGTGTTACAATTCATTCACGCCAATCAGGCGGTTACTTGAAGGAAATCAAAATGGCAAAAATTTACAAAGCTTACGTCTACCAAGACGACCGTTGTTTCACTGGTGAAATCGAAGGCATCTTCATTAACACCAATGTTGTTGAGTTGCAAAACACTCCCATCGAGTTCTACGCTGACTCCAAGCAGGCTTTGCTTGCTGACATGGTCAAGTTCTTGAAGGGCACTGGTCACACTGGCATCCTGCGCGTTGCCAATCAGTCAAGCTACCCTTTGCAAAAGCTCACCATGGACGAGCTGTGCGCCCTCGAGGACAAAGCAGAAACCGCTTACCGCGCCCTGAAAAAAGAATACCATGCCGCCTACAACAATGGCGTAGTTCTCAGCTATGAGCCTTGTGCCTGCGCTGGTCGTCGTTTGAGCGCCATTCGCAATCAAATTAACGAGATTGATGAAGAAGGACAGCGCATCGCCAAATACGACGCTATCTCCCGTAACCAACTCATGCTCGACGACGCTTAAAATTCGCCCCCTCGGGGGCTTTACTAGAAAGAACCATCATGACAAACGAAATTGAAACATCAATTCAAACAAAGGACGGCGCCCGTGTGGGTGTCGACCAGTACGACGAAAGCATTTGGCTTTCCCTGCAAGGTCGCCGTGCCAGTATGCACGTCATCTTGACCCGTGCTGAGGCTGAGCAACTGCTGGCCAACTTGCAACTCGTACTCGCAAAAGAGGTGGCTTGATGTACGACAGCGTCACATGGGGTCGTGTAGTCCCTGCAAACTACGTATGGAACTTCCTGTCAGAAGATCAACTGTTAGACAACATGCAACGCATCTGGGACAACCCAGCCAATTGCGCGATGTCTCACCTCAAGGCAGGGATATCCCAGCTTGAAACTCGTGGCATTCTGACAAGCGAAGAGGCGGCTTCCTGTCTTAAAGAAACATTGAGATTAAGAGCCAAAGCAAAGCGGGAGGAGTTAGCATGAGCGAGACCAACATGAGCCCGTACGTCAAAGGTTTCAACGCAGGTGTGGACTGCGTTTTGACCGAAATTAGGCGCCTCGAGAAAATAGCCCCTATAAACCTTCAACAGCTCCTCAAGCACCTTGACCCTCAACGCGACCAGAAAACGGCTCAAACGCCCGATAAAGGGGCTTCTTAATGCTGTCTGTGATCAAGAGCATACGGGTTACGCTCCGCGGAATACCTGATGGCATGACCTTAGAGGAATTGTCTGAATTGCTAAACAGACCAAAGAGCAACGTCAGGAAGGTATTGAAAGCCATGCCTGACGTGTACATAGACCGATGGGAAGTGGCACCAAGAGGGCAGTACAAAGCCGTCTGGTGTGTCGTTATCCCCCCAACTGACTGCCCAAGACCTGAAGGAAAAAGCAATGGATGACGATATTCAAGACTACATTCGCCCTTGGAAGAGCCTCACAGACGAGGAGATTCAGAAGGCTTTAGGCGTAACTGCTGAAAGTTCCAACTGGAACATGATCATGGTGCTCGAGTGGGCAAAGAAGATTGAAACCGCCCTGTTGGAGAAGAACTCATGAGTGAAGCAGAGCTTAATATCTGGGAAAAGGCGCTTGGTTGGCGCAAAAGGCAGATGATCCAACGCCAGCTCGACCCCATCACAAACAAGATCAGGAACGACACCTTGGAAGAGGTAGCGCTCGAGTTCGACAAGATGAAGAACGGTGGGGATACAACATCAAGCTTCGCCGCTTACGTGCGAGGACTCAAGAAATGAAACGAGTGGCAATACTGTGCCCAGCCTATGACGGTAAGGTTGTGTGTGACTTCAGCATCAGCATGGCTGTTCTGTTTCAGAGGGCGGCTGTAGAACGTCCTGACCTGCACATGAATCTGTACTTCTGGATGGGTGAGGCGCTTCTGCAAAAAGCCCGAAGCAATTTGTTCTGTGATGCCTACGACAACGGCTTTGACGAGATTGTGTTCATTGACGCGGATCAAGGGTTCACGGCGGATGCGTTCTTTGATGTGATTGACCACGACGTGGACATTGTGGGTTTGCCTGTTGTCATGAAGACAGAGGAGGAGCGGTACAACATACGCCCAGAAGATCCCGCCAAACACAAATGGAGCCCAGACACCAAGTTGTTAGAGGTAGAGTGCATTGGGACTGGGTTCTTGAAGCTCTCACGCAAGGCTATGAAGATCTTGTGGGACAAGGGTACGCCGTACTATGATGGAAAAGACAAACGATTGATCTGCGACATTCAGATCATCAATGGCGGAATGATCTCAGAAGATGTGCAGATCTGTAAGAAGCTCACGGACGAGGGGCTAAAGATCTACGTAGACATACGGCACACATGCACTCATTTTGGAGTAAAAAAGTACTCAGGCGATTACCAAATGAAGTATGCCAAAACAGTCCTTGATGGGATATTGGGGAAGAGCGAATGACAGAACAGATTTGGGAAGCTGACTGGATAGCTGAGAACCCTGAGCTGGCAAACAAAGCCATCACAGAGCTACAGACGCAGGTGCAGGAGCTGGAGTCAAAGCTGAAACACGCGAACAACAAAGTCGCAAAACTTGACGCACAAAACAGAGAATTCAAACTCACCATCAAGGACATGGATCGAAGGATCATGAAGGGATTGAAGTAAGGATGTTGCACACATACGAAAAGATCCGTTAAACTTTGCGTTAAAGGAGTTCAGTAATGGCAAAGAAACCAAAAGATCTTTCCAGCGACAAAGTCGCCGATGTGACAGGTAAGCCGCAAACAAAAGAGGTTGCCAAAACAGGCAGACCAACCAAGTACACACCAGAGATAGCAAGGCGTATCTGTGAACAACTGAGTGACGGAATACCACTAAGACAGATATGCAGAGAGAACGAAGGGTTTCCTGCATGGAGGACGGTATACGATTGGATGTGGAGGGATCAAGAGTTATCCACAGCCATCGCACATGCGCGTGACATAGGCTACGACGCTCTTGCTGAGGAATGCTTGTACATCTCTGACAACATTCAGATGGGCAAGAAGAAGGTTTTCACCGCTGGCGGCAAGGAGGGCGAGGACAGCGTGACCGTGACGGAGGAGGACATGCTTGGTCACCGCAAGCTTCAGATCGAGACTCGCCTCAAGTTACTGGCTAAGTTCAACCCTAAGAAGTATGGCGAGTACAGGGCGGCTGAGGAGAAGATCGATCCGATGATCATTGATGCTGAGGTCAAGAACGTCATGGACGTAGCGATCAAGCGCCTTGAGCTGATCAGGATTGCTGAATGAGCGAGGTTGTTGATCAGGAAGTTCTGGACATCTTTGCTGATCCAGAGATCCGACGCAAGCTGGGCCCCTACCACGGCATAGCCTACGCCAAGCGCTCTGCATGGCTCTCAGGCGCCTTCAATCATCAAAAGACACCCCAAGGCACGTATTGGTCTATTTGGCTCATGCTGGCTGGTCGAGGCGCCGGCAAGACCCGCACCGCGGCTGAACAGTTATGGTACTGGGCATGGCAGAACCCCAACACCCGTTGGCTCGTGTCCGCTCCCACATCAATGGATGTCAGGGCGACTTGCTTTGAGGGAGAGTCAGGACTCATTGCTGTGATCCCGCCGATCCTGATCAGGGACTACAACAAAGCCCTGCACGAGATCGTGCTGATCAATGGGAGCCTGATCAAAGGTATATCAGCCTCAGAGCCTGATCGTTTCCGTGGTGGTCAGTATCATGGCGCATGGCTAGATGAGCTTGCCGCTTGGGACTACCTCGACGAAGCTTGGTACAACATCCAGTTTGCCGTGCGTCTCAAGAAGGAGGACGGCAGAACCCAGATCATTGCCACAACTACCCCACGTCCCAAAGACCTGATCGTAGAGCTTGTAGGGCGTGAAGGTAACGACGTAGCGCTCACGACGGCATCTACCTACGTCAATCTCGCTAACCTGTCTGCAAGCTTCAAGAAGCAGATCCTGTCCTATGAGGGAACCAAAATTGGAAGGCAGGAGATCCATGCAGAGCTGATCGATCCTGAAGAGTCAGGCATCGTTAAGCGCGAGATGTTCAAGCTGTGGGCGCCAAACAAGGAGTTTCCAAAGTTCGAGTACATCCTGCAAAGCTACGACTGCGCCAGCTCGGAGAAGACTGTCAACGATCCGACAGCCTCCATCACGTTTGGGATCTTCAAGCCCCTCGATGGCGCAATGTCCGCCATGGTGATTGACTGTTGGCAGGATAGGCTCCAGTACCCAGACCTGCGCCCCAAGGTGATCGAGGAGTACGACGTGGTCTACGGCGAGGGCAAGGACAAGAAGCGCATAGACCTGATACTCGTGGAGGACAAGTCCTCGGGTATAGCTTTGATACAAGACTTGCAACGTGCGCACCTGCCTGTACGGGCGTACAACCCCGGTCGGGCTGACAAGATTCAACGCTTGAACATTGTCTCCAACATCATTGCCGCTGGGCGTGTATGGATCCCTGAGAGCGGCGTTAGGAGAGGCTACGTCAAGGACTGGGCTGAGGGCATGGTCAGCCAGATCTGCTCCTTCCCTGACTCGACGCACGACGACTTCGTGGACGCCTGCACCCAAGGCTTGCGGTTCCTACGTGACGCTGGCTGGCTGGATATTGATGGCGCCCCACGGGACGACTACGACATGGACGACTACCTTGACAGCGGTATGGCTAAGAAGCTTGAGAACCCGTACGCCGCATGAGAGTCGCCTACATCACCCCCTACTTCAAGGAAGAGCCACAGGTCATGGAGCGGTGCATCCAAAGCGTGGAGGCTCAAACCATCAAGGCTGACCACTTCCTCATCAGCGATGGGCACCCACAGGACTGGATCGCCAGCAGGGTGGCAAGGCACATCCCACTTGGCAAGTCCCACGGCGACTACGGAAACACCCCTCGAGGGATCGGTGCTCAGCTTGCGGTCAGTGAAGGGTACGATGCTATTGGGTTCCTCGATGCTGACAACTGGCTCGACCCTAACCACACCGAGGAGTGCCTGACCACAGCGATAGGGAACTACGGCTCACCAGTCAACTGCGACTACGTGGTAGCTAGGCGTAGGTTCGTTCGCCCTGACATGACTGTCCTGAACATGCCAGACGACAGCTCACTGATCGACACGAGCTGTTTCTTTTTTCTGCGTGGAGCTTTCCCCATGCTCCCAACGTGGAACCTGATGCCTAAAGAGTTCTCCAACATAGGTGACAGGATCTTTGGCAAGCGCATACGTGAGGCAGGACTGAACAGCGCCAGCAACAAGGCTGTGACCGTGAACTACCTGAACCTGTGGGCAAGCTCGTACCACGCCATGAATGAGACGCCCCCCCCTGAAGCCAAGCCTAACGTGGATGGCGGGAGCGGGTACAGGTGGTTAGCTGAGATGGACAGCAGGAACAATGAGTTGGTTCGTAGGCTGATTGGATCAGATCTATGATGGACGAACTCCAACACCCAAGGTATCATTGGGACAACAGCAACTCAGCGGGATAAGCCATGGCTGACGAAAACACACCAGCGTTCTACCCACGAGTTGGGCAAAACATAGCTAAGAACTTCAGATCGGCTCAGCCACCAGCCTTTATTGAAGATCCAAGAGCGATGGATTTGCCCCAGTACGGCGACGTTGACTTAAGCGTTCCCACCCAAGCTAACCTTGAGATGGGTAGACGCATGGCTCAGCGTCAAGCTGACTTAAAGCGCCAGCAACAGGCTGACAGATCCCCACTCGAGAAGGTAGCTGGCACATTGCAGACTGGCAGGCTCATGGGTTCAGCCCTGACTCAAGCCGTCAACTCCTTGCCCACGCGCATCTTTAAAGGCGACGAGGCGGCTGACAAGTTCATGCAAGAGCGCATGTATCAGCCTACACAACCTACGGCGTATGAGTACGCTGGTGACATTGGCGACTTCCTTGAGAAGCTCGAGACCGAATACAAGATCCCACCAATGTTGCCAGAGGCTGTGGCTTTGCAGTACCTGACAGGCCCTGCCACATCCCAAGCTATGAGAACCGCAGGCAAGGGTGTAGAGAAGGCTGGCATGGCGCTAGAGCGTGGCATGGAGCCCGTCGTTCGTGGCGCCTTAGAGCGTGGTGGTCTACCTCGTGAGATGGTCATGGCGATGGGTGCCAATACGCAGTCCAACGTAATGAAGCCATCGAACAAGGCTAATTGGATGAGTGGCCCTAACATTCACGTCCCCGAGGGCGATGCTTGGCGCTTTAAGACTCCGCCGTTTGCTGGTGAGACCCCCGCTCAACGCATCCCTCATCATGAAGAGTTGCTCAACGATCCAACATTGAACCAAGATCAAATTGACCGAGTTCTGTACCAACTTGAATTAGCCAAAGGCGAGGCGGCTCTCGATAAGTGGGCTGACAATGCATTGATGGGTTACTTCAAAGGACAGTTGGCTTCCCCTGAAGATCCTGTTCGCCTCATGATCGAGAAGAACTATGCCAACATCGAGTCTAAGTTTGCCAAAGATCAAGAGCGAGCCACAAAAATGGCACAACGCGCTGAGGCAGAGCTTGACCCACGCAAGCAGGCAAACATGAAGCGCCAAGCGGACACCATGTTTGTGCAGGCAAGAGACGACCGCGACATAGCAATGCAGAACATCTCGCACCTTCCATCGGAGATGTTGCAAAACATTACGCTTGACCCTAAGTCCTACATCAAAGAAGAGCGCGTGAAGGCTGGCTACCCAGCAGAAGGCTTAGGAACCACTGACCCATCAAGGAAGTGGGAACACCAAGCTGACGAGGCTGTCAAGGTCACAAGGGCTGGCGACATCCAAGGGGCAATGGATCTTCAACCAAGGATTGACCAAGCACTTCAAGAACAATTTGTTGTTTATCAAAAATTAAATAAAGAGTGGGGTGATCTTTTAAGAAGCAAGGGATTGCAAGAAAAAGATATTGCGGCGCTGATGACCAGTATGCCAAGAAATACAAAAGCCGAAGCTGTTGGCATGTTGGACGAGTTGCAAAAGGTGGACAGCAACTACTTGAGACTGTTAGATCAAGACCGTAGTTTCCCCAAGTTTGCTTCTATGGACAATCCCTTTGTTGCCAAGCTTGACCCTGAGACAAAGATGTACTCGGGTTACATGGGTGACTTGGGCTTTGAGCACGTCATGGATGTGTTGCGTCAAGACTTAGCCGCTGAACGACTGCGCCCTGAACAACTTAACAAGCTGAGCGTAGAGCAAGCCGTAAAGCGTACGCAAGAGTACAACTTGGATCTTGCTAAGAAGATGAATGTCGATCGTGCATCGGCTCGTGCCGACTTGCCTGTCTACAAAGAATACCCAGATGGGTACAAGTGGGTTCAGCTCAACAAGCCCGGCAACTTTGCCGCTGAGTCTGAGGCCATGGGTCACTCCGTCAAAGGCTACGAACCATCTAAAAAACACCCTGAGTGGGTGAAAGGCTCGGGTGATGAAGGGAGCCCATCTTATGGTTTAGGCGGATGGGAAGCTATCAAGAGCGGAAGAGCCAAGATTTACTCGTTGGTTGATTCAAGAGGTGCACCACACGCCACCATTGAAGTCGCCAGTGGTGCACACCCAATCGGCTATAGCTTCAAGGGCGCCAGCAAAGAACTGCCAGAAACTTTTGAATACAATCGCAACTTTGACGAAGGATTCCCACGTCCAACAGAAGAACAAAAGCAAGCCATATTGAGTCGCGCTCAAGATCTTTTCAAGAACAATTCAAACATTGAAAGAATGGACGCCTTCCAGATGGCGGCTAATGAAATCTTGGGGCCACTACCTGCTGAGATTCGCCAGATCAAGGGTAAAGGAAATGTCAAGCCTATTGCTGAGTACACCCCGTATGTGCAAGACTTTGTGAGAAGCGGCAACTGGACTGACGTCCGAGACTTCAGCAACACAGATTTAATACGTGCTGACGACGTCAGGAAAGCTGGCTGGGATATGACTGGTATTGATAGTCCTTACCTAACAAAACAAGAGTACGACGATCTATTGCTTAACGAGCTAAACAAACCAAAGGGCATGAAGCGTGGTGGCAAGGTCTCCATCTCCAACAACCCAGACACCATGATGATGGAGCTAGGCAACCAGAAGATGGCTGGCGGTGGTGCTATTGCCAAGCTAGTTAGAGCCGTCCCAAAGACTGCCGCTGAAATTGATGCTATTGCCAGACGCATGGCTCCGCAGATGCTTGGTGAGTTTGTCCGTGGCGATGCTGGAACTCAATCGGTTGCTGGCAAGACGCAGAAGCAGTTTGCCAAAGAAAAGCAAATGGTGCACGACATCCGTCCAACAGGCGCTGAACGTCCGTTGCCTAAGACGGTTGACGTTGAAGACCTTAAGGATCAGGTCATGATCGGGATTGCAGGTGACCCCACCATCTCTGGTCAAACCTTGCATGGATTAAATGGCGTCCCATTGGACAGTCCATCGCCTCAGCACGGCGGCCCCCTCTACGGCTTAGGTCGTGACGAAGAGTTCTGGGCTTCAGGCTTAGGAGCCGCTAACCGTGTGCAGAACTTAGCTCGTGAAGCTGGTAAGCAGTACGACATGCCTGTGCTTGGCAAGTACATCATGATGGGCCCCGAGTCCATCAATTACGCCCAGCACTACGCTGACGCTAACCTTTCAGCCATCAACCCAGCCAAGATGAGCAAGGGTCAGATTGAGAGCTTTAACAACTTGGTGCGCGAGGGTTATCCCTACACCAAGAACAAGGAGCGCTTCCAAAGGGTTTTTCCAGCGTTCCCCGGCATTGAGAACCCAAGCGAAGCCTACCTGCATTTTTCCATCGACCCAGAACTGCGCAAGCACTTTAACGCTTTGATGCAGATGCCAACAGTAACCGAGAAGCATGGTTTGCCAAGCGGTATTGATGTTCGCCACGCTATCACCGAGCCTGATTTGCGCGACCTTGAGACTGGCGTAACTGGTAAGTCTATTGGACGTATGCGCCCAGAGGTGACACAGCTTGGATTGTCTGAGCACCCAACTTACTCGCATGACATACCGGGCGAGTTTATGGGCTCCTCCAAGTACCCCATCCCCTACGAGTTGTCTTTTCCTGACACCGTCAAAGCCATCCGCGAGAACCCCAAGCAAGCGCCTCATGAGTTTGGCTCCTTGAAGATGATTGGCCCACGCCAAGTCATTGACCAGCAAATGATTGACGAGATCAAGCAGTACCAAGAGATGATCAAGAAGTACACGGGTCAGAAGAAGGGTGGAGCTGTCCACAAAGCCGAAGGCGGTGAAGTAACTGGCGACGACTTAATCCTTGAAGAGAGACCACTATGAGCCTCATAGGAGCACTGACTAAAGCTGGCAAGGCTGGTGAGACAGTCAAGAAAGCCGCACCCTTCTACTCCGCTGTGGATGAGGCGCTGTCCAATTTAAAGCGCCCCAAGGGTACGGGCATAGAGTTCTTGACGGAAGTGCTCAAGCAACCCGGCGTCAAGAAGGCGGAGATCGCCGACCGTAAGCTCGAGCAGGCATTTAAAGCCAAGGGCAAGATAACTAAGGAAGAGGCTCAGCAAGTCCTAGCTGACAACCCACCACCAAGGGTTCAAGAGCGTGTGCTTGAAGATCTGGATGATGATGCTCGCAAAGCATTGATCGACGATAAGATGGAAATCTATGGGTATGATCGTTACAGTGAAGTTCCAAGAGACGTAATGCGTCAATGGAATGATGAAATTGATGCTGACGCCGTAAAGTACAACGATTCCGATTACGTAAGCAAAGGTGGTAGCAACTACCGCGAAATCCTGCTCAAGTTACCGCAGTCCTATACAGAAAAAGATTTTCATCGTTTGTTGATGCTAGAGGCAGAACAACGACGTGGCGACTTGACCCCTGCGCAAATTAAAGAGATGGCAGAACTTCAGGCAAAGAAGCAAACAGCCGCATCCAACTACTCATCTGGTCATTGGGATGATCCCAACGTGTTAGCTCACATGCGTGTGCAGGATAGGTTGATTGCCCAGCCCCCACAGAAGGGCTTTTACGTTGTCAACAATACGTCTGGCAGACGATCAGATATGTTTGATACCCCTGAACAGTTGCAGGCGTATGTTGAGACTTTGCCTGAAAGCATTCGCAACAACGTGACTATGGCTCAGGGTGAACGCAAGGTTCCGCCAAGAAAGGTCTTGCAAGTCGAAGAGATTCAGTCTGATTGGCATCAAGCTGGTCGAAAAAAAGGTTACGCATCTGAGGAAAACCCAATGCGTATGACTGGCGAGGCTATACCTCTTGGCGACAACACCTACGGGGTGAAGTGGCAGGATGGCTCTGTAGATACGCTTGGTTACGGAAAACATCATGCTGAAACAATTGCCCAAGAAGGCAAGTTGACTGGCGTTGTTCCTGACGCGCCATTCAAAAAGAACTGGCACGAGCTGGCAATGAAGCGCTTGCTGAACTATGCGGCTGATAAGGGCTATGACGGCATAGCAATCACGCCCGGTTCTGAGCACTTTAAGCGCTATGGTAGTGAACGCATTGATTGGAAGAAGAGCGATGACGGTTGGATCGTTGGAGCCAAAGAGCAGACTGGCGGACGCCATGAAGGTCGAGACCTTGAAGAGATTGCTCGTGACCGCGGCATCCTGCTTGAGCGAAGCGGTGACCCAGTCAAGTCTAAAGAAGACCTGCACCGAATTGTTAACACAGTACTGAATCGTGAAAACAACCCAGAGCAGGTCAATAAGCTTACAAACCGCATTTGGGATCGTATGCAGACAGAAGCAGAAGGTACGTCCCTACCCCGCAAGGAAGGCATGGAAGGTTTCTACGACAAGATGCTGACCGATTATCTGAACAGCTACGGTAAAGACTACGGCGCTCAGGTTCAAATGCGTCAGGTTGCGGCTACGCCTGAAGCTATGGAGAAGAAGTTCAATCTCAATCCTAATACTTTGCCTGACATGAACGCAGAACAGGCTAGTGACTACGGCAAGATCCTACAAGGCTTTGGCAACACACAACTGTCAGACGTTCACTACTTTCCCATTACGCAACCTATGCGTGACTCCATTAAGCAGAAGGGCTTACCCCTGTACCAACAGGTTGGCATCCCAACTGCTGGCGCTGGTGCGGCTTCTCAGATGCTTGAGCCTGAAGAAGAGACTGGCTTAGCTACTGGTGGCGTTGTTAAGTCAGCAGTAAAGCAGGCACAGCTTGCCAAGCTGGCTAAGATGCGTGAAGAGATGGCGCCTAGAGCTGAGGCTGTCAAAGCTTTGATTGCTAGGGATCAGAACAGATACCTTGCCGACGTTGCCCCTAACTCCCTGACCAACGCTGAGATTGAGGCTGAGATTAAGCGCATGGCGGCTAAAGCCCCAATGATTATGAAGCCTAGCGCACTGACTGAGCTTAGGAAGATTGTTCAGCAGGAGAAGGGTGACTACGGCTCAAGGCGACTAGAACGTGCCGCTGATGAGATCCCTAACCTTGAGAGGCTGTACAAGGAAAAAGCGCTTAAAGAAGCGTTTACTGGCGACAACGCTAGAGCCTTGATGAGCATGAACCCAGCCGACTTTGAGAAGTATGCAGTACCTCTTGATGCTCGCTTTATGGATGAGAACTCAACACGTTACACCACCAGCGGTGAGCGATTGGCTTATCCAGATTACATGAAAGACTACTTGCCAAATGTTGGCGCTTTCAATGATGTACCCTTTCTTTTAATCAACAAAAAAGAACAGGGCTTGCCTTTGATGCCTTTTATATCTGGGCACGAGGGTCGTCACCGCAATCGCGTCATGGTGGACAAAGGCGAGAAGTCTGGTCTTGTACAGTTGATGCCAAGAGCTGAGTTGCGTGAGCCATTCCCACGTAGATCACAAGAAGAGTACATCGACGCACTCAAACAAGAGTTGGAGATGACTGGCAACATGGTCACTCCTGAAGAATATTTTGATAACTTCACGCAAAAGAAGGCAAAAAGATCATCAATTATTTTGCCTGACATCTACGCCAAAGGTGGAGCAGTTAAACCTCAAGTTAAAAAGTCGGTTAGTGGTAAAGTTAAGATGACTGATAACCGCGATACTATGTTCATGGAACTGAGCAACAAGAAGCTCAAAAGGAAATAAGCTATGGCGACACAATTCCCACAAGACGCTAATGCGGGTCGTTTTATCGATGGGTTAAAAGACCAGCAGGTTAATGCTGACGAAGGCATGGAGTTTGAAATGCCTGATGACGACCAAGAGATCGAGGAGCTACCTGACGGTTCTGCCATTGTGCGTATGCCAACCAAGGGGCCCATGGAGGACGAGGACTTCTATCAAAACTTGTCTGACGTGCTCGACCCCTATGACCTGAACAAGATTGCTCTGCGCTACATGGACTTGGTCGAGAACGACAAGAAGTCTCGTGAAGAGCGCGATAAGAAGTACGAAGAGGGTTTGCGCCGTACGGGCATGGGCAATGATGCCCCCGGCGGTGCTACCTTCATGGGTGCCAGCAAGGTTGTTCACCCTGTCATGGCTGAAGCCTGCGTAGACTTCGCCTCTCGCGCTATCAAGGAAATGTTCCCACCTGACGGCCCAACCCGCACAAAGATCTTGGGCAAGGTTAACGAGGAGAAGATTGAGAAAGCCGAGCGCAAGCGCGACTTCATGAACTGGCAGTTGACTGAGCAGATCGAAGAGTTCCGAGACGAGCAGGAACAGCTTCTGACTCAGCTCCCATTGGGTGGCTCACAGTACATGAAGCTTTGGTACGACGAGAAAAAGAAGCGTCCTTGTGCTGAGTTCATGCCCATCGACAATATCCTGCTACCCTTTGCCGCGGCTAACTTTTATACAGCTCAGCGCGTCACTGAGATGCAAACCCTGACCGAGTGGGAGTTCAAGAACCGCATCCGCTCAGGCTTGTACCGCGACATCGACCTGATTCGCGTGTCTGCTGAACCAGAGGAAACCCACTCTGAAAAGGCAAACAACAAGATTGAAGGTCGTAAGTTTGAGGACAACGAAGACGGACTTCGTAAGGTCTACCACATCTACACATGGCTCGAGCTGGAAGATGACCCACTGACAGATGGTGAGTCAGCCCCCTACATCCTGATGGTTGACGAGCACGAGAATGAGTGCGTTGGTCTTTACCGTAACTGGGAAGAGGGCGATGAGACCATGACCAAGCTTGATTGGCTGGTTGAGTTTAAGTTCATCCCATGGCGCGGTGCGTACGCTATTGGTCTGCCACAGCTCATTGGAGGGCTGTCAGCGGCTCTTACAGGCTCTCTGCGCGCTTTGCTGGACTCTGCCCATATCAACAACGCGGCAACCATGCTTAAGCTCAAGGGAGCGAAGATCTCGGGTCAGTCCCAACAGGTAGATGTGACGCAGGTTTGTGAGATTGAGGGAATGCCCGGTGTGGACGACATCCGCAAGATTGCCATGCCTATGCCTTTTAACCCACCCTCACCCGTCCTATTCTCGCTTTTGGGCTGGTTAGACAGTGCGGCTAAGGGTGTCGTGACCACCGCTGAGGAAAAGATTGCTGACGTAAACTCCAACACCCCAGTTGGAACCACTCAAGCTCTGATCGAGCAGGGCGCCGCGGTGTTTTCCGCTATTCACGCACGCCTGCACGAGTCACAAGGTCGCGTTTTGAAGATCCTTGGACGTCTGAATCGTTGGTACATAGACGAGCAACGCAAGGGTGAAGTGGTCGCTGACCTTGAGATTAGCAAAGAAGACTTCGCATCTAACACAGACGTGATCCCAGTATCTGATCCGCACATCTTCTCTGAGACCCAGCGTATGGCGCAGAGCCAAGCGGTGATGGCTTTGATGGAAAAGAACCCAGATCTGTTCAATCGCAAAGTTGTGGTGGAGCGGTTCTTAAAGCAGATCAAGGTGCCCGGCGTCAATGAGATCATGAGAGACGTCCCCAACCCCGAAGAGCGCCCAGTCGCAGACGAGAACGTCGCTATGGCTCTTGGACAAATGGGTTTTGCCTTCATTGATCAAGACCACTTGTCTCATATTCAGGGTCACTTGGACTTTGCCAAGGATCCAGCTTTTGGTGCAAACCCTATGATCGCGCCAGCCTTCATCCCACAGATGATGGAGCACGTCAAACAGCACATCACCCTGTGGTACTTGAAGCGCATGAACGGTTATGTGACCAAGTCCACTGGCAAACAACAAGCTGACTACGCTAATCCCAAGTTCACAGCCGAGATTGACAAGATATACGCATTGGCATCTCAGCACGTTGCTATGGACAGCGAGAAAGCGTTCAAGGGCGTCATGCCTGTCATCCAACAGATGATGCAAATGATGCAACAGGGCAAGCAACAACCGCCTTTGCCACCCGAAGCGCAGGTTCTTATGCAGACAAGCATGGCAGAGACCCAGCGCCGTGCCGCAAAAGACCAAGCCGACCTTCAATTGGCAGACAAACGCCTCATGCAAGAGGGTCAAGCGGACGCCGCACGGATGCAAATGGAGATGGCTAAGCAACAACAGTCAGATAGCGTCAAGATGTCGACCAATTCTGCTGACAACCTGACCAAAGAACGTATTGAATCTGCAAAACTGACGCGAGATGCGGCTAAATTGCAAAACGAGCAGGCTCAAACTGCACTGGAGCTTCAAAAAGAAGCACAACAAACCCTAGGAGATCGAAATGGCTACATCTAACCCTTACCACAACGAAGCCGTGCCCATGCACAAGCGTATTGCCGCCGGCGAGAAGCTTGATGGCACGTCTTTGAAGCCCTCTGGCAACACAGCGCCAGCCAAAAAACAAGGAGGCGCACTATCGCAAGCTAAGAAGAAATAATGATATTCAATTTGGGTGATCTGATCGGCGCAATTAAGGCGCGTCAAGCTAATATAGCTTCTTCCTTAGCGGCTGGAAATGTCGCGTCATGGGAGACGTACCAACGCACGGTCGGCACAAACTTGGGATTGCAGGAAACCCTCGATCTCATTAACAAAATGTTAAAGGAAGATGAAGAAGATGAGCGATAACCCCGAAGTGTTGGAAAACGCTGAAGTTAAGTGGGCATTCCCCGCTGTGAATCCGGGTGCTAAGCCATTAGGTGGTCGAATTTTGGTGCAACTACGTCGCACACGACAGAAAACGACAGGCGCAGGGATTATCTTGGTTGAAGAGACCAAGGAGACCGAGAAATGGCAGAACATGGTGGCTAAAGTCATCGATGTGGGCCCTCTCGCATTCAAAAACCGTGACACCATGCAAGGCTGGCCTGAAGGCTCGTGGTGCGAGGTTGGTGATTACATCCGAGTCCCTAAATGGGGCGGAGATCGGTGGGAAGTTAAGGTTGATGAGGCAGATCGTGAAGATCCAGCCCTGTTCATGATCTTAAACGACCACGAAATCATTGCCAAAGTCATTGGTGATCCCTTAGCTATGAAAGCATTCTTATGACCACAGAAAACGAACTTAAAAAAATTGTTGTTACGGAAGAGGCGGACGGCTCAGCCGTTATCGACCTACCTGACAGCATTGAATCTCCTGATGAACAGGATGACGACCGTGAGATGGCTTCTGGAGGCTCTACAGACGACGATGTAGCCCCTGAAGACGAGACGGAGTACCAACGTGCCCGTCGTGAGAAGCGCCGCGCTAAGCGTGATCTAGCCAAGAAGACTGGCGTAGAGAAGGACATGAAACTCCAGCACTTGGAACGTAAGAACCAAGAGCTGATGGAGCGTTTGTCCGTGGTGGAGCGCAAGACGCACTCTGCTGACCTAGCTCGCATCGACAAAGCTATTGAAGACCAAGAACTTCGCTTGCAGTACGCCAAAATGAAGGTTGCTGAGGCGGCAACAGCCGCTGACGGTAACGCCATGACTGACGCTCAAGAGATGATGTACGAAGCTCGTCGTCAGATTGAGTCCTTGTCGTCTCTTAAGAAGACCGCGGTTCAGCCTAGTCAGAATCAAGGAAATGTCCCAGATCCCCGTCTACAACGTCTGGCGGCTAACTGGATGGAAAGAAATGATTGGTACGACCCAAGCGGTCGAGATACCGATTCAAAGATTGCAAAGCAGATCGACGAAGCCTTGTCCGCGGAGGGTTGGAACCCAACTGACGCAGATTATTGGAATGAACTCGATAATCGCTTGCATAAGTACTTGCCCCACAAGTACAATGACACCACGGACGTACGTTCGTCTACTAAGAGACCAAGGAGTGTTGTAACAAGTTCTGGTCGCGAAAGCGTCAACGGAAGCACCAACAGGAATACATTTGTTCTGAAACCAGAGCAGGTGCGTGCCATGAAGGATGCAGGCTTTTGGGATGATCCCGATAAGCGTTCCAAGATGATTAAGCGATATGCGCAAGAAGCTCGAAACAACTCTTACTAAGGAAACAAGTATGACCGAATCACGTTTGAAAAAATCTCTGAATGCAGGTGGACGCAATGATCGCGCAAGCGAGGATGTTAGTCGCGCCGCTCCAGAAACAAAGTTCGTAAGCTCACAGGAACGTCGAAAGATGTGGAGTGATGAATGGAACCAATCAGCACTGCCAAAAGTCCCGCCGATGCCCGGCTGGCACCTAATTTGGCTTTCAACCACCAACGCATACGACACCATTGATAAAAGGGTGCGACTTGGCTACATTCCCGTGAAAGCGGACGAGATGGCTGGGTTCGACAACTACAAAGTCAAAGCTGGCGAGCACGTTGGATACATATCA